ATGATGCTCAACTTAGGGCAGCGTATGCAAAAATTCCAAGAGTACCAATCGAAGGTGGTGCTGCAGCGGAAGAAGTAGCATTTCAAAAATGGAAGGCTGCACGTGCAGATGCTGGAAGAGATAAAACAGTAAGTGTAGAAGATAAAAGTACAAAATACAGTAAAGATATTTATGCTCTAGCTGATAGTAGCGAAGACACAGAATTTATTACTAAGATACATGGAAAAGATTCCATGTTAACTGCAATTCAGGCTGCATCTCCTACTGCATACGCTGCAATAATGAATACTTTAGGTGGGGCAATACAAGCCAGCGGTCAGGTTGTTGATATAGCTACGCCTATCATACAGATGTTAAATCAAAATGAAGCTGCCAAGAATGCTATTAATAAAGCTGGCGATTTTTTATCGCCGGGAAGACAAGTATTAACTGGTGATACAGATGAGGATGCCGACAGGTTTGCTGGTGCTTTGATGGCTACACTAGAATCATTAGATGCTATGTATATGGGAGGAGGTGCTACTGTCTCTCAAGTACTAGCTGCTATTCCTAGAAGGGCTGCAACATCTGGTGCATTACGAAGTGTAGGATTAGAAAAAGCAGCGGATAGGTTTGCAGAAACGGGTCTTAGAACTAGAGCTATGCAAGCTGGTAAAGAATACAAGAGCGCACAAAGAAAAGCAGCGGCAGATGCAAGAGCAAGAGCTAGAATAGAAGGCACAAGTCCTATGAAGGCAAGGCTTGCTCAGGGTGAAGTTGCAGAACAGGCAGGGAAATTAGCTGATGAGGTTGCAGCAGAGAACCAAGATGTAGCGCAAAGAGCTATTAGAGAATTTGAAATAAATCAAAGACCTGATGGTTGGAAAGAAGGTGATCCAGAGGTATCAATATCTACCATTAATAAACGTACTGGATTACTAGAGATTGATGATAATAAAGTCAGAGAGTTAGGTAAACAAAGGGCGGGGGAGTTATTTAAAGAAGAACGTCTTGAAGCTTTACGACAAAAGTATTTTGGTAAAACAGGTAAAGAGGCAACAGAAAAGCAAAATGCAAAGTATCAGGCAGCAAAGAAAAAACTTGAAGAGGCTTTTGATTCAGGTAGGTTTGACAAAGAAATTAATTCCCTTACAAATCCCTTATTAAATCCAGATAAATTTAATCACATTGTCAGTGTAGCTAGTGATTTAAGAAGAACTAACCCTGAACTATGGGATGACAAAAGAACTATAATAGATAATCTATTTAAATTAACTGTAGATAAACGGTTAACCGAAGGTGGGTCAAAAGAAATTGCAGACACACTAAATAAATTTGGACTATCTTTTGATGATTATGTTTTAACTGTAGTCGGTACAGGTTCTGAAGCAGGTAAGGTTTTAAACAGGCTATCGCAGATACGTAGAGCTAGACCTGTTGATGAGCTTTATGAGAAGGGCCAAAGAGAAGCTAGAGAAATGGATAGCGCCCTTAAAAATCTATCTCAAAGAATTGAAAATATTCGTAGGGGTGGTATGGTTTCTCAAATAGCAACAGCCTCACGTAACTTAACTTCTGCTGGTCTACGTATGCCTGTAGAAGCTCTTCAAAGTGTAGCTGAAACTGCAATGTATAGACTAGGGAATGAGGGGGTTGCTAGTGCAGCTAGAGCATTGTCACCTATCGCTGTTGGACGAGGGGGAGTTCTTAGATATTCTGATACGTGGAAGGGTGCCTTTGCTCCTCTTAAACATGCCTTGGGTAATAGGAAAGATGCTAAAGAGTATGTTGATTTACTGTTAGCGAAACCAGAGACACACGAAACATTTAGACGTTTGTTTGGTAACATAAACGAAATTCAAATGCTAACAGGTAGAGGACAAGCTACCACTGCAGCAGGTAAAGTTGTTGATAATGTACTATCTGTTGGTGAAGATTTTGTTGGGGATATGAATGTTTTCAATAGGTGGCAGGAATTTACTGTTAGACGAGGTGTTTTCCTTGGTCAATTAGAAAATTTGACTAAGCGAGAATGGGGCATGGACCTCATAGAAGTATTAAATGAAGGTAAAATAAATGCACTTTTAGATGGTTCGTTGCAACCAAAAGGTAAAAGGTCTTTCTTTGAATTGATGGAAGATAGTACTAAGCTTGCTTTAGATATTACATATGCTAAACAACCAGAAACAGAATTAGGTAGAAAGGTTGCTAGTTGGATAACCAATGCAAGCTTTGGCCCCGTTAGAGCTACTTGGGTAATGCCGTTCCCAAGATTCATGGTAAATGCTATTGAATTACTAGGTCAGTATACTGGCGGTGCTTCAATTCCTCTAGCTAAAAAGATGCAAGGTATAGTTAAAGGAGGAGCAAAATTAACAACAAAAGATAGACAAAGAATAAGTCGTAACTTGGCTGGAACAGCAGCTATGTTTGCCGCATATAAATATCGTACAATGGAAGATGCCCCTGAAGACTACAAGATGATGGCGGCAGGTAAGGGCAAAGTTATAAATACTACACCACAATTTCCTATGCGTCAGGTACTTATGATAGGAGAGATTTGGAAGCAGGCAGAGCGTGGTGACTTAACTGAATGGTTATTAAGGCCAAATAATTGGAAGGAAATATCTGAAACTTTTATAGGTTTAAATCTTAGAACAGGTACTGGGGCGCAGTTAACAACAGACGTAGTACAGGGTATAGAAAGCCTTATTAAGGGAGTAGATGTAACAGACGCAAGTGCCACAGAAAAAGCAGCCAAAAGAATAGGCAGATTTGTTGGTGGCTTAGGTGTTTCTTGGTTGACACCATTTAGGCAGTTCCCCGAAGCACAAAGAGCGTTGGGTTTAAGAGGAACGGAACAGAGAGATGTCGCACAAGACCCAGAATTAGGTGGTAGTTTTTTTGATCATTTAGGTAGAGAAATTGTACGGCCATTTAAACAAGCAGGCTTTGGGCTTTCACCTGAAGAGGAAGCGGCACTACCTAAAAGACCTAGAATTGGAATTGAAGGAGAGTGGAAGAAACTTTTCCCCGGCATCAAGCTAACTACTGGTTTAATATTTGAGCAGAGAGATTCAGGTGATATGGAATATCTACGTGACCTAGGATATGCAGAGTGGACTACAGGAAGTAGATCAGACATACCTACGTTAAGAAGGTTTGAAAATTCTCAAATAAAGGAATGGTTACCAGAAATAGTAAGTATAGTCAGAGGTGAAGAGGAAAGATTTAAGTCTACATATAAAGACCTCTCAGAGTCCGAAGAATTTAAAAAGAAAGACCTGACTGAAGCTCAATGGGTTAGACAAGAATCCCGTCAATTGGTTAATGATCTGTTAAAACTACATAACAAAGGGCTTAAACAAAAAGCAATAGAAGCATGGGAAGGCGAGGGAGATAAACTTCAGTATTTAGCCATTAAAGATTATAGAAAATTAAGTAAAGATGACAGAAGGATAGCACCAAGGAAATTCTTTGAGCTAAATGGTAGGTGGCCTGACTTCACGAATGCAATAGAAGTTATGGAAATGGTTGAGATAACTAAAAAAGGAACAGGTTTAGGATCAAGCCGTTAACGCTTGTCTCCAAACCCACCTATCATACCCCTCTGTTTACGAGAGCTAAGTTTATTCTTATTGCTCATAGCTACCTGACCTAGTGACATATTAAGATCAGTGGCTATGGCTGCACAGTACCACAGTACATCCCCTAGCTCACCAGCTATCTGCTCCCGCCAATCAGACGGCATCTTATCTACGCCATCCCTCACAAGCTTCTTAACCTTATTGGCTACCTCACCTGCTTCACCTGTCAAGCCAAGTGCAGGGTAGAGTATCTTCATGTTGTGAGGATAGATGGCTGTCTCCTTAGCCTCTGCCTGATAGGCATCAAACGTGAAAGTACTTCCCTTCTCTTTCATAAATTCCTCCGCTTCATCTACTAAATTTTTCATCCAGACATTTCCAACTCTTTTAAATTATTAAAGTACGCCCTGTTATAGCCCCTCTCCCACTCCTTAGACTGCATAGTTTCTTTAGGGTAGGGGTTAGAGGTAGTGATCACAGTTGCGCCCTTACGCACCCTCCTAGTCCATTGCTTGGGGTTATAGAAGGCTTCATACCCAGCCTTGTATTGTATCTTCAAGGGTGGCTTTGAATACTTCTCATAATAAAATTTACTTCGAACCATTTAATCCCTCCTGCAATTCATTAATCTTTAGGTTGTAACAGTCTGCCCGGACTGTGTAGTTATTACTAGGATCGACATCACCCTTCTTTAAAAAGGTTGCCTTCTTGAAGTACTCGTCTTTGCCTAGCATACCTAAATACCACCCCTCTGTCAAGTCTTTTTTAACCCGGACAAAGGCATAGACATCACAGTCTTGCTTGGTATTGTACTTGGCTATGCTACAATCGTAATGGGGCAGAGGCGCTACAGATGTCTGCTTAGTCTTGACATCCACCTTGGTGCCATCAGGCATCACGAGATCATACTCATACGTATTCTCCCATGTACCTCCCAGACAGGTAAGAGCGACCTGCTCTCCCACAAAGCCTGCAAGATTTCCCTGACCAAACAATATAGAATTATTAAGCTTGCCCATCTCTGCTGCCTTCTGACGGGCGTTGTCAATCATATCAAGTGTTATGTCTACCTGTTTCATTTGTTGTTCCTCCATGATGAAGTGGGGCCAAGCTT